AAATGTCAGGTTTGCTTCAGCATCAAGTTCTGTGGTGGTTGCACCAATTGTGACTAATTCATTAGCAGTTGCGTTATTGATTGCCGTAACAGCAACGGAGGTGAGTGTTGACCCATCTCCAAGTGTTGTATAAAGTTCATCAAAGTTGTCATTGACTTTATCCCCAGCAATACGCAGAGTATCACCAGTGCCGTCATCAGCTACTGAACCTAATCCTATTGATTGTTTTGCCATTTTTTGTATCCTCTAACTTATTTATACTACTGACATATCAAGTGATGAATCTATAGTGACTGAAACAGAATCAAAGGTTGGAACACCGGGCACAGTATACGCTGAATTATTTAATAAATCGCTTCTTGTTTGGAGTTCAAACAAAGCCTTATCACCAATACTTTGAACCTTAAAATCACCATCCGTTAAAATATTACCCTCATGGTCTGTGGCGTCACCATCTGTTACTAATTTATCTCCAGCGCCAGTTGGATCAATTCCACCTTCATCCTGATTGAGAGCAAAATTATTTAACACAATATCATTATCATCTTCAGTTATAAGTTGTTCTTCTGAAGTAAATGCAGTGCTGTCTAATAAAATATTGTCACCAGCATTTGTTCCAGAGCCGTCGGTGCCACCATCCTCTATCACGATAGTATCATCACCTACAATATCCTCTGCTCCATCAAAAATAATTATTCCAGAATTATCAGAGTGTTCTGTCTCTACTGATTCAAACAGTATCTGGAAACCAGACTCTGATTCGTCAATTAAGAAGAAACCCGCATTCTCTCCATTTTCATTTGTTCCATTTAGAAGAATATGATCTGGGCCACTATTTTCTTCTAACGCAACACTCAACCCCTCTTCCGATAAAATATCAGAACTTATAGCAATGCTGTCAAGTGTGTTTGTTTCAAAGTTTTGGAAAGGCACAACACCAGCTGTATCAGTATTGTCTTCTAATTCAATGCGAAGACTTTCTAATAATAATTTCTCATTAAGATTGGGACCAGTTGCATTCTCTAGTAAAATATCATCTCCATGAGTTGCAGCTACTGTAGATTCATCCTCTTGTTTAAAGAAACCCGCTTCAGTTTCTTCTAACAATATACCAACAGTCTCTGAAGATGATGTAGTATTGTATGCATCAGTTCCAATATCAATAATTCCAGTTCTTACAAAATCTGATAGGGGGAATGTTGATAACTCTGAAAGTGATGGTCCTCCGCCGTCATCCTCAGAAAGTAGATTACCATCCTGTCTAATATCAACAGGGAAGAATGTTGGAATAATACCAATGTTTCTTTTATGGTGTGCTTCTTGAGCGGATTTACTTCTGATTGTTCCTAGCTCTGTCTCTATTGCATCTGCACCACCAAATGGTGTTGCTAGACCCACAAGACCAAGTGATGCTCGTGATGGACCCACTGGTGCCTTTGTGGATAGTTTCAGTGATATGGATTTGACAACAGAAACATCTGTTGTTTCTCCAACCCGTAAAGGTCCACTTCCAGATATCGGCGAAGTTTCTGGGACTAAGAAACTACCATCCTCTTTAATCAGTGCATTATGATTAGCGCCATTTGGATTATCAATACGTTCAAATAAAATTTTATTCTTAGGTTCATGCAACTCATCTTCTAACTCTAATGAATCTCCAGCATCAGTTCCATCAGCATCAGTTCCATCTAGAAGGAAATCTCCTCTAACGTCACTCTCATTGAAATCTGTTGCATCAAGAATTAGATTATTGCTTGTCGTTCCTGCTGTAGCAGATTCTTGAAGAAGGTCATCTCCAGCATTTGAAGAACCAGTATCCGTCCCATCAAGAACCATAAACTCGTTTATTCCAGTGCTTAAAGAATCTTCTTGAACGATTACATCAAGCAAACTGCCCGGTTGCATATCAAATGCTGCAAGTGACCTCTTAACTTGTATGGGCCGATCGCCAACAAAATTACTAATGGTCATTGGTTTGCTATTGAGAACCATAGTATTATCGACTTGCTGTGCAATCTTAACCTTACCAAAAACAGCAAATCCTGCTGGATGCACAGCTTTCTTCAATTCATTTATAAATTCATTTACGCCAGCGCCAGTATTAATTTCATATGAGAACTGCTGGTAGAATAAAGAATCTTGTAGACGATTTAAACTTTCACCTAGCAACCCTTTAATATCACCTGTTACAGATTCATCTATTTTTATAATGCCTGTATTACTCGAACCTTTTGAAACGTCTGCCGCTACAATAGTTCCTGTGAACCCACCAGAAGTTGTAATAGTGGTAGTCCCAGCAGAAAAATCTATTCCATCAACTTCGTGAATAACACTGCTATTCGCATTAGAAGAAGAAGAATCTGTTCCATCTAAAGCAATAACACCATCCTCTGGCTCTATTTCACCTAATAATATTCCACCAGCATCTGTACCATTAGTATCAGTGCCATCTAAGATTAAAACTCCTTGAGGAAATCTGCTTGACGATTCATCTAAAAGTGTGCTACCAGAATCAGTTCCGGCTGTATCAGTGCCTTCCAATAAAATATTTCCAACATCAATCAAATCACCATCTAATACTATCGTATCACCAACATCAACTAATTCGTCAAATGTGCTTCTTGTCTCATCTACACTTTCAACAAAGAATGTGCCCTCACCTTCAAGAATTATTATATCACCACTTTCTTCGTCAATAATAAGTCCACCAGCATTAGTTCTCCCTGTAGCATTAACAGTATCATCTGTGCCATCTAAAAGAAGTTTATCTGTGGTAGCACCTATTGATTTTATAAAGCCAGAACTTTCTAAAGCTAAAATATCAAAGTTATCTGAAAATGTATGTTCATGGAAATCAACATCTGTGCCAGATTCCACAAGAATCTGATGCTCTTCTAATATAGTCTCAACTTTAAATTCTATCCAATCCGAAAATGGTGACGAAATAAACCTATCAGTCAATGAAGTTATAACAGAAGTGGTATTAGTGGCATTCTCGTCACTATCAAATTTAGCATCACCTGTTATAATTTCTCCAACAATAAAATCTTGTGTGCTGGTTTGAACATATGTTACAGGTGTATTTAAACTAGAATTATTATCATCTCTCCCAGCATCTATTATTACACCAGTAGCACCAGATGTCGAACCAGTTATTTCCTCATTATCAACAAATGGGCCATTTAATTCAGATATTGAAAAAGATAGAGCAGTATTATCACTTACATAAATTGATTTGTTTGCAACAATTGATGATTGAGAAGTTACTGTTTTTACAGTAAGATCATTCAATAAAAAGGTTATTGGTAAATTATTATCTAAAGATAAGCTAGAACTTAATACAACTTTTGCATCAGTATCATTTTGTGAGATTATAGATTTAACCACAACATTATTACCAACACCTGTTCCAGTAACAATGTCGCCCACATTTATATTTCCAGATTTTCCGTCAACTATAATTTCGGCGTTATTAATTGTAGCACCAAGCATAACTGCTGTTGCTGAAGTTCCTTCAATTTTCATACCAGCAACTACTGTTCCAGAGTTATTATCTAGTTTGAGAATTGTGCTATTAAATGTATTTCCATTAAGAGTAGCAGTTGCAGTTGATTTATGTGTAAAAGCTAAAACTGTAGAGCCACCATTTTTCCCTAGACCTCTAGGAATTTGAGTGACAATTTTTTTAGTAGAAGATATATCATCAAGAATTACATCTGGTATGGTTATATTACCTTCCGACGGTGGTTCTGTTAAAAGATTTCCACCAGTATCATCTTCAAGAGCAAAAAATGCATCACCATCCAATGATGTAGAATTTATAATTATACTATCGTTATCAGTTTCATCAAGTAATTTTTCACCCACATCTATTGTATTGTTGTAGGATAGTAAAACAGGCCCAGTAATTTCTTCAGAGCCATCTTCTAGTCCTATTGGTAAAGCATCAGTTGTTTCTAGTGTTGTTCTAACAACATCCTCTAAAGTAGTTTTAAGAACTTGTGTATCAGTATTAAAAGATTTAACGATACCTGTGTGGGTTGTAAGGGCTTCTCCTACTACAAATGTTCCACTAGTATCTTTTAATACAAAATTTGCGTTGAAAGTTATTTCTGGTGCTTCTGAATAATTAGCACCACTGTCTGTAATTTTTATCTTAGATGCTGCACCAATATCAGTTGTCGTAGCAATTAATTCTGGTGTAGTAGGTGTAATATAAGTTGCGCTAGTAGATTTTAATACTTTTGTTCCACTAGTAGACGCTACAGTAACCGTGGGGAGAAAATTGTACCCAGAACCAGAATTCTCTACAAATACCCTAGTGATTTCACCAGTATCTATAACCCCGTCTTCAAGCGCCATTTGATCAGAGCCAGTAGTATATGTATCAAAAGCTACAACAAATTCTTCTAAAGTTATTGGATGGCCAAGGTCAGTTGCTGTTGAATTTCCTGTTTCCAATCTAAGCGAATGTGAGTTGCCAGCGGCCTCTCTAAAACTGATACGATCATTATCTAACAAAGTAACTTTCTTACTAAGTGTAATGTTTGTTTGAGAAGTAACTGTTTCAACAGTAGTATCAATACCAAGGCCAGAACCAAAAGCTTGCATACCAACAACAATTGTACCAACGACATTATCTAATGTAATACTTGCAACATCAGTAAATATCACACCATTAACAAGTGCTGTTGCTTCACCAAAAGTACCAGTTTCTAATCCAAGTTCTAGAAACTCAAGATGTTTATTTGTTGCATCTTCATAAACCATATAGTCGCCAGTATTGGTAGAAGAACCATCAGTTCCATCCAACAACAAAGCGCCATCGACTACTGATACAAAAGCAGATGGTGAAAATACATTAGATTGTGTGGTTGTAAATACTAAAGGATCGCCAACTCTATGGCCTGTTCCCGCCCCGTCAATAACAATGCTATTAATACCACCAGATAAAATTCGTTCAACTTCAGCTAAAGCATTACCATTTCCCGCATCAGGATCAATAGTTAAAGTATCTCCAATTTCATTTAAAATGCCATCATTAGTTACGTCAGCAGAACTAACAACCGCATAGATCAAAAAGGTTTGAAATACGTTTCTTGTTAAAGAAATACCTTCAATAGTCTCACCAGCAATAAAAGTTCCCTCTACATAATCAACACTAAATTCTGTTAGGGATATACTTCCTTGTTGAATTTCAATTGCATCTGCTATAACAGCTGTTGCGCCAGAAGTTTGTCCTGTTATTTTTTGACTTATTAGTTCGCTTCCCACAGATTGTTTGAGGGCAGATGTTCTCAATTTTTTGGTTCTAACAAAACTAGAATCAGACGAGCGCATCATAAATTTATTTGGATAAATTACCTCGGCATCCAAATCTAATAGAATACGAATAAAAAGTTCAAAACTTTCACTTGTTCCTTTAATTCTATAAAGTTCACGAATATTTTTTATTAGATTTCTTTTATCAATATTAGTGGCTAGTTTTTTTGGCATCGAATTCATAAACGATAAACTTAACTGATCTAGAAAATCATGTATTGTTCTATCGGCATCGGCATAGTCTAAAAGTTGCTGAATGTTTTGAACTGGATTGCCACGATATCTTGTTATTGTTCCTTCAGCTGTCGATGTTCCACCAACAAGAGTTTCACCAGTAATAAACTGCTGTTGTGAGGTTATAAAGAGGCGATTATTTCTTTGATCTTCAATTAGGATTGTAGCAGTAGCACCAGAGGTGCTGCCGGTAATTGTCTCTCCAACGGAAAATTTTCCTACCGAATCTTCATATACAATCTGATTATCATCTTCATCTAAGATATACTGAACATCAAAAGTTTCTTGAATAACATTATCAACTTGAGCAGTTACGATTAATTCGGCAGCTTCCAAATACTCATAATAGTATTGAATAAATTTAGAGAATAATACATGATCATCTCTAACATAATCCGGCAATTGTCCATCAATTAATGGAGAAATTTTTGAAGTTAAAGAGGATGATGGTGGATTATCAAATGGTGCCATTTTAATATCCAGATGTTGTTGTTGTGAAAGATGATGTTGCTAAGTCAGCTACTTCAACAGAATTAGGATCGCCAACAGATAAAGCATCAACTGTAACATTAACAACGGTATTAGCTAAATCTATTTCAAGCAACTGATTTCTAACTGGTATAATATCTGTAGAATCTGGAATAGTTGTGATTCTAATTTTAGTAGAAGAAGTGCCATCGACATCTGATACTGAAATTATATTTATAGCATTTAGTGTTATAATTCCATTCTTATAATCAACAATTCCAGCAGAAGCATCTGCGTAAATTTTAACTCCAACCGATATATAGTATCTCCTTATATTTCCATTCCCATCGTCATCGAAAAACATTTCATTAACAGTATCACCACTAACTTTAAATCCAGTAGAGGCAATAATTCCACCATTGTCAGCATTGTGGCCAGCATGGGGATTAAAGAATCTATTATTGAAGTTTACAACATATCCAACCGATTCCCCAATTGTTGGTGTAAAAAATTTACCCATAACAACCCTTGTGATATTACTGAGGATTGATGAGTCAGAATTATCAATCAATGCAGTTACTTGAGAATGTCTAAAAGCAGAATTGAACGATTTTAAATTATCATTATTAAAAGTTATAAGTTCATTTGTAACAGTAGTTTGTAAAGAATCTGCCGTTGATGTGGTTAAATTAGAATTGAATCTTGCCGCTACATTTAGTATGATGAACACTGTATCTGGATCAACAATAACTGGTGTGATTGAAGCAACAGTGAACGGTGCAAGGTCACGAACTAATCGTGATTTTTCAGTTACGGTTAGATTATTGCCTGTAGTAGATTTAATTGATATGAAGACCTTTCCGAATTCTTGCACAGAACTAACGCCTAATACAGGATCAAAAGAACCGCTTTCACCTCCAAAAATAGATACTGCTTGTGTATTAGGAAAAAATCTTTTTACAAATACTTTATAATCTTCAGCTGTAACACACCTACCTTGTGAAGCATAATCTAAGGGTGCATTAAATTTTATGGATTGTGTAGTTTCTGCCTCCGCACCACCACTTGCTGGCTCAACTGTTGCAACTTGAACATTTGTAACGCTAGAAATTGCTTGTGAATTAGTAAATGCATTTGCAGTATTTGCAGCAGCTTTATTTGTTACAACATATGTTAAAATTACAAGATTACCATCGCTTAAACCTTTGCCAATAACATCATCACCAAAATATACTTCATATTTTCCTGCTTCAACTTCTTGTAGAAAATAATTTGTGCTGGTTGGTGTAACTTGAGAAATATCAGTTGTTTTTGTAAAAGTAGTTGTAGTAGTATCGGCCGTAGAAGTTTGAACTTTAACTGTTAAGGTGGTCGTATCTGCTCGATTGTTACTTATAATAAATCTTTGATCAACATCAGTAGAACTTACTACAAATTGTGATTTTACAAATGTTCCTTCATATATTGGAATGTTTAAAAATGAAATTTGACTTCCACTATTTGAGGCAGTAAAATTAGCTACATTGACAAACTGAAATGAAACATCATCTACTGAAGAAGTAAAAACTGTTCCAGCTGGTAGAGATGCAGTAGCCAAAACAGAATCAAAAAGAGTAACATCAACAAAAGCTTTAGCTGCCCTTGGAGATATAGTTTCATATCCTAGAGTTTTTGCATGAGAAACCACACTTGAACGTAAAGATGCGCTATCTAAAAACATCTCGTTTGCAAGCATATTCATATTGTAGCCTAGATAATGAGTATTATATGCTAACACATCTAGAAGAGTGCTTAATGCAGAACCTTCAAAATTAAAATCTGAAAATTCTGTCTGCCCCTGCATAAAAACTTTCAAATTATTCTTAACATCATCAAAATCAAAGTCTGAAATAATTAATCTTTTATCTTGTGCCATTATCGTATTCTCTCTAAGAACATATCTACTGTTTGTAGCACTGTGGGTGCATTATTAATAAAAAATTCAATTGTTATTTCATATGTGTTAAGGTCTAAATTTGGTGACACTTTAACACCAGTTAATCTAACTCTAGGTTCAAAATTTACGATTACTTCTTCTACCTTTTTACTCAAAATTATAGATGTTAAAGGAGTCATATTTTCAAATAACATGCTTCTTATGTCAGAGCTAATTTCTGGATGAAAAGGTTTCTCATATCTATTCGTTAATACTAAACTCTTTACGGCTCTTTTTATAGCTAATACATTTGACACTTTTCTAACATCTTTTGTTGTATTTCTTTTAAGAAAGAATATATCAAGATCAACAAATGCTTTTACCTGACGATCAGAATCATTAGTTGTCTGTGCGTCTGTAAATGCTGATGAATTAGTTTGTGTCATTAGATACTCCTTTATTTATTTATAAGGATAAAGTAACAATATCATTTGCAATGATCGTAAGTTTCAAATACTGTCAGTAACAGTCTTGGTAAATTAATTTCAGATATATCATGGGGAATAGAGATATTTAATCTGCACCATGTTTTTTCTGAAATAGTATTTTCATTTAATAAACTCATTCCCTCTACAGGGTTGCTACCCCAAAAGGGTGCTGGATACACATGATAACCAGCATGGTTTTCACCATCTTTCTCTTTTCCAATAGGTAGTTTATCAGGCAATTTCCAATGTCGTGTTCTTACGCTAGAACCACCCGAAAATAACACATAATTAAAAATAAAGGGTCGCTTATTTTGAACATGCATATGATCAACATGAATAGGTAATTGTTCTTTTATCAGCTGATATCTTATTTGAATAGGATATGGAAAGTGTGACGCTAAAAAATCATACATTTCTTTTGGTGAGTCGTAAGACTTATAATCCAATAGTTTAGCAGAATATATAACTCTAAATCTTTCTATTTTTTCAATATCATATTCTATTAAATCTTCTGGAATTTTAGGAAGATCATCAACAACATCCAAATAATTACAATTATCAGTGTTTGATGGTTTTATATTTTCAAAATGTTTTGATTGTGTTTCCCAATAAAATTTTTCACTTTCACTTTCCATAACGAAACTCTCCTATTATAGGCCTGTATTCATGATTATCACTATGAGCAATTTGAACCTCTGCTATCACCGCATCAATTTCCTTGTGCCAATAGTTCAAAAATTCATGTACCCTTGGATACTCTGGAACTATGTCTTTTGTTTGCCAAGTAAATTGTTGTAGAACACTATTATAATCTGGCAACCAATATAATACATTAAGCGTAACTAATTTTTTTATTATCATGGCGCAGACACCGGCACTGAAAATGCTTTCTTGGCTTGGACATATGTCTTTTCCATGTCTTCAGATAATTTTGCATAATCATCATTTACTTTATCGGCCCCCTCTTTGATATAGTCAACCTCTGCACTATCTTCTGCTGGGTCTGGACCAAACTTGGTAAGTTTTTCCAACAAACCTGATATTGATTTTTCTACTCTTTTTCGTGCAGAATTTACAGAGACAAGTCTTATCGTATAATACCTAGATATGCCTTCCAAGGTGACAGTAACCTTATCGGAAAGATCATCACTATTAATTTCAACTATGTCGATGGTGATTTTTTTTGATTTGTTGTTTACCATTTTTCTGTCTGCTGAAATAAGATTGTGTGGATGACTTTTAGTGCCTTTGATAACTAAACCGGGATCAATAA